GCTTGTTACTTTTAAGCTTCACCGCCTGATGCGGAAATTCACCTAACTCCTGTATCAGGTTCAAGTACTCCTGCGTAAATTTATCGGTAGCACGCGGACGGACTGGGTCAGATACATCTAGACCAAACCAACGCAAAAACCAACGGTAGTTTTTAATCTTGACTCCATGAAACTCAAAGCCAGACGAATCAAAGTTTAGACCTTGCTTGCCTGCATCCCTCTCCAATTTTTTTAAATGCGAATAACCGAACCCAACTCGAGCAATACCAGTCAGCATAGATGCCAAAGCATCCTGCTCATTGGCAATATCAATCCCAATAGATACCTGATGAACATCGGGACTGGCATTCAAAACAACCTCGCAGGTCAAAGGATTTTTTGTGCGATTCCTACGAGACTGAAACCCGACAGCGAATTGGATTTTATCTAGCTGACTAGAGTCAAACCCAAACTTAACAGGCTCCTGAGAATCGCCAGATTTATCGGAGAAAGCCAGATTAATTATCGGTCTAACTTCCTGAAATGCTCGCTGAACCCATTCAGCACCGTTTGCATACTTAGCGGTTAAAACTACCGCCTGATTGTTGATAGTAATTTCCTTCATGTTACACACCCCCTTTCGTGCTGAGTTTATCTTCCAACCTACGCATCCATCCGGCAGGCTGTTCTATGCTTACGGAATACGGCTGTATAACCATCATTCCGCCCTTATTCTCACCGGACATAATCGGCCACACTATATCGGGCCCAACGTCCCAACCTGCTCTACGCTTGAACAAACGTAACAGGTCACACGCTTCACGCTGAACCTGACTAAGTTTTCTAACGTTAACTTTTTCTATCATTACGCACCCCCTTTCAACTCTTTTTTCAAAACTCTAAGCCAACTTTGCTTGGTTCCGGTTCTAACGTTAAACCAGTTCCAATTGACAAAAGCTTTTAAGCTATCAGCAAAACTTTCAGAGCCCTTCAGAACTTCTAATTTTTCTTCCACGCTCAAAGTTTCTACCCAGTAATCAAAACCTTTGTGGTGATACGCATTGGATAATTGGTCTAGGTACAAAACATGAGCCCTTAACTTGTATTCAAATAAATTAAATTTGTTCAAAGGTGTAACTGTCATAATTGCTTCCCCCTCCAAAATGTTTAAACGTAACTGCCCTTACCCATAATGTAGTCAAAACTGTTTACTATGTCAACACAATATCGTTAATTAATAGACAAACTTTAAAAAAATTGTTAAGCAAGCCACAAAACTAAAAACTTTAAACCCAAACAACAAACAACATAAATAACAACTAATAAGAAATCCCAAATATTAAATGGTGACTCATTCATAAGCTTCCCCTTTTTAATTAATGTCATGTAATAATCAATCAAACACCGAAAATGTCAGGATAAAGTTTGTTTAAACTGTGGATAAGTCAAAATAATTCAAGCTTTGGAGCCCGATATTGGATAGTTATTGACCAGTAAAATTACTATATCTAGTACAAACAGATATGCTTGATTACTAAATATGGATTGGCCAAGTTATCCACATACAACCTCAGGCTTGAATACAGGCCTGTGACTGCATTTCTACAAAAGTGTTTACTTTGGTATGTAAAATTGTTTTGAGGACAGCCACGCGAATTCGCCTGTATATCTTTACAGTACTTCCAAATGTACTTTTTTTAGCGTTTAAACATTGCAATGTACTGAGCTGGGGTTCAAAATAGCTGGTAATGTTAAAAATAATTCACGCCTTTTGTTCGCATAAAATTGGGCGACCAATGCGAAGCAGGGCAGATAGATATGACTAAAGAAGAACTAGAACACAATATAAAGAATATAGAACCTGCCACTAAAAAGAATGGTGAGCCAATAGGATATAAACGTCCTGCCAAAAGACTCACCGAAAAACAGAAAGCTTTTGTGTCACTAATATGTCAAGGACATTCACCAAGCGACTCATACCGCAAAGCATATGACGTATCACCGAACACCAAAGAAAAGAGTATACAAAGTACTGCGAACAAACTAACTAGACAACCGGCTATTCGTAGAGAATTAGACAAACAATTTGAGAGACAACAAGAGTGTAACCTTGAGGACAACAACCAACTAAGAAAGACTGTTGTTGAACGGTTGTTTAAGCACGCGACAGAAAGTAAAAATGAACACGTTCAAGTGAGAGCTCTAGAAATGTTAGGCAAGGCATCAGGACTGTTTGTAGATAGACAGGAGATAACACAGAAAGTATCACCGGAGAAACTTAAACATGAACTTGAGTCAGTGTTGAGTACGTTTGACAATAAAAGTTTAAACGCGCACTAGGGCTAAAGCAAAATGCGAGTGTCAAGACCCCCACGCACCCCCACCCCCACCTATAGCCACAGCCGCGTACATGCACTATACAGACTAATTTCCACGTTCAATTACAATATTTTACTAGGTAAACAGTTTTGAGGGCTCTAATTGACAACATTGACCGAAAGACAACAGTTAGTTTTAGATTTTATAGAAGCTTTTATTAGGATAAAGGGATACCCACCTTGTTTAAGAGAGATTGCAGAAGGTTTAAACATGAAAAGTAGGAGTAACATCCATAGAATTGTTCACAAATTACAAAATGAGCGGTATGTCAGGATGATTCCTTTGCAATCTAGGACTCTGAAGGTGTTGAATCGTGGGTAATTTATTAACTAAGGCAGAGGTAAAAAGGTATCTTAAGGTTATAGATACATTACCTAGTGGGTCTCCGGAGATAGAAAAGGTTTGGCAGGTGTTACAAGCACATAAAATGGAGACTTGTAGGGATTCTTTCTTACCTTTTGTACAAGAGATGTGGTCTGCGTTTATAGGAGGGTCACATCATAAGGTTATGGCAGATGCTTTTGAGAGAGTTGCTAATGGGGAGTTGAAAAGGTTGATTATAAACATGCCACCCCGGCACACAAAATCAGAATTTGCGAGTTATTTGTTTCCAGCGTGGTATTTGGGTAAGTATCCGGAGAAAAAAATTATTCAAACGGCACACACAGCGGAGCTTGCAGTGGGATTTGGAAGGAAAGTGAGGAACCTTGTGAACTCTCCTGACTTCCAAAAGATATTTGATTTGAAATTATCGGCAGATTCAAAAGCGGCGGGTAGATGGAATACAGATAAAGGTGGTGATTACTTCGCTATTGGTGTCGGAGGTGCTGTTACGGGTAAAGGTGCTGATGTTTTGATAATAGATGACCCCCATTCAGAGCAAGAGGCCATGATGGGCTCCCCACAGGTGTATGAAAGGGTATATGAGTGGTATTCATCTGGCCCCCGACAACGTCTACAACCGGGAGGTTCGATAGTTGTCGTGATGACGCGGTGGTCAAAAAAAGATTTAACTGGGCAGATTATACAAAATTCGATTAAACGTGATTCAGATGAGTGGGAAGTGATAGAACTGCCTGCGATTATGCCGTCCGGAAAGCCTTTGTGGCCTGAATTCTGGAAAGCGGAGGAACTTGAATCAATTAAGGCGGAGATACCCGTACCCAAGTGGGAAGCACAGTACCAACAAAACCCCACCTCGGAGGAAGGCGCGATTATCAAGCGCGATATGTGGCAAACTTGGGAAAAAGACCAACCCCCACCTTGTGATTATATTATTCAGTCTTGGGATACCGCCTTCGAGAAGCATAATCGAGCGGATTACTCTGCCTGTACAACATGGGGTATATTTTATAAACCAAATGACAATGGTGATGAGGTAGCAAATCTAATTCTTTTGGATGCTTACAAGGATAGGATGGAGTTTCCAGAATTAAAGCAAACAGCGTATGAATTTTATGACCAATGGCAACCAGATACGTTGATTGTGGAGAAAAAAGCGGCAGGTGCCCCGCTAATTTATGAAATGAGAAAGACAGGAATACCGATTTCTGAATATACACCTTCAAAAGGTTCAGATAAGATAGCTCGTATAAACGCTATTTCAGATTTATTCGCATCCGGTCTGGTATGGGCACCTGATAAACGATGGGCAGAAGAAGTTGTAGAAGAAGTAGCTTCATTTCCCTC